GGCCAACTTAAAGTAGTATCATCACCCAAAAAACTCTTTTGGAATAAACCAGAATCGATAGCTAATTTAAGTATATCATAATGAGGGTGATCTTTAAATGTAGTAAGTAAATGAGATAAAAAACAAAAAAAAATCATCATTTGATAAGCTGTATCTCCATGAGAAGTTTCAAAAGTTCCAGAAAACATCATTCCTCTTACAGCAAAAAGTTGTTGAAGGGGTATAACATATAAATATTTGAACATAAGACGAAATATAACATTACCCATTATAGACATAGTCATCTTATGCTTCAAATTATACCAAGTAGCAAAAAAAATACCAACAAAACCTAGAACTCTATATAGTAAACTCTGATCAAACTTAATTGCATCTCCTTCGAAACAACTACGAGCTCTAAGAAATCCATATAATTCATATATGGCAGCAAACTTATCATTCTCAGGGGTCTTAGGACTACAAGAAGCAGTTCCACAAGAATGTCTTTCAAAAATATCAAAAAAACCTCCATCATTAAGTAAGGTTCCAGCCTCCCAACCATTACGTGAGAGAAAATCAAATAAACCTTTAACGGCAATATAAGAAAGAAAAATACAATGAGCTGATTCTACAAAGAAAATACGTAGTTTAGAATGTGTACTTTCTAAATCATTCAAATTAAGAGACTCAACAGCGTTTAGTATCTCAAACTTCCTAGCTGAAGTACAAACGGAAGCACCAGGAAATATCTTATCCGTAATTTCTCCAGAATTAAAGAGCTCCTCAAGAGTATTAACAATCAAATCACTCAGAAACTTGTCCAAAGCTTTTTTTGTACGAGGTTTTTTCTTTTCAACAGTAACAGTTCCATTAGTCGAAACTGTTTGAGTGACAATATTAGTAGCAGGCACAACTCCAGTACCAGTTTTATAAGTACTAATGAGTTGACGAAGTTCAGACCGATCAGGAATCTGTATCTCAACTTTTTCTTGAGAATATGCTTGATTATCAAACATCAACATCAATACTCCAGACAAAAGCTCATCATTAGTTATACCATCAACATCCCCTTTATTTAAGGCCATATTAGATAAATTAGTCTCTAATCCTTTAGTAGTAACACCTGTTATAACACTGTTCGAATATTGATCACGCATACCAAACGAAGTAGCAGTAGCCGAAATATAATCAGTAACACCCTCTGATAAAAAAACACTATCAGCAGCCATCATAAGAACAGGAATTTCAGGAATCATAACAGGAGGAATATTCTGACCTTCTGTCTTACTAAGTAATTCTTGTGGAATTTCATCAATAATATCCATATGCTTAGGACAAAATCTATTTTTAGTGACATAACTCATTACATTTTCAAGTATAGTTCCATCCACAAGAAAAGGAACATGTTCTTTAAACCATAAGTAAGAATAGTATATAGTTAATGATTCAGTATAAAAATTTTCAAAATCAGGAGTTTCTACATTATTAAAAAAACATGCTTTAAAAACTGGTCCAGAGTCCTCATGCCACCGAGCTATATCAAGAACAAAATTACCAGTATCTTTATCATAGTAACTGGCCTTAGCAAGTCGCTTAATAAAGCGACACATAATCACATCTTTGGAAGCGCTATCCTTCATCCCTTTTATGAGCCTATTGGCGCATAAATT